GGAAGACTGTCGAAGAGGGTATTAGAACTCTTCTTACTTACATAGGGGTGCTTAGCAAGTAAATCAGATACATTGATAACATCCCCATGATGAGTGAAGATAAAGTTGTTACTATTAGCATATTTCGCAGGGATATAGTACATTCTTGATAGGTCTTTAGTTTGTTTATCCCCGATTGATCCAAGCTCAGCGTTGAGGGCATGCCAGAAATGTCCGATCTTGTCTGCCTTAATATGGCGGTCAAGTTCGAAGACAAGACGAAATTTTGGGTGATCAGGTTTCGAGCTTGCTGTAGAATAACAAACATATTTCCAAAGACCAACGCGCTCATCAAGTATATCATTTAGGGTTTCCATTGTGCAATCTAGATCATCTACATCTACAGCTGCCCAACCTGACCACTCCTCAACATTTTTATTCGATCTGGTTGTTCCATCTGTATAGGAAGCTGGAGAGATTAGCTGTGCAGATTTTTTGTCTTTGAGCTCTACCTTAGACAAATCATATAATAGCTTTTCAAATTCGTCGAAGCTACTTAGATCCATTTGCCTGTGGGTCTTGTTGTCCCAGACAGAGCTAAAGAGTGTAAGAGAAATATCCATTAAAAGGTTTCTTTTAAATATCCGTGATTATCTTTATGGTCTGGTGCTTTCCAACCATCGGGCTTAATAAGATCTGGAAGTCCTAGCGGGTTAGGTCTGCTTTCCTTAATACCGATGAGTTTGTTCATATTAGCACAATGAACTTTATTCCAAGCTTTATCAGCATCGATCCCGAAGGCGTCAAGTGTGCCTATAGCTACAACGCATAGGTCAATAAGCCCATCTACAACTTCTTCTGAATCACCCTCTGAGAAAGCTTTCTGGGTTTCTTGTAGTTCTTCTACTAGGAAGTTAATTCGAAATTCCAGAAACTTACGAAGGGATTCTTTGTCTTTAGTAACAAGCTTCTTGCTTACCCATCCGTGTACACCATACTTACGGTGCATATCATTAATATCTTGTACCCATTCTGTTGTCATTTATATCTCCTTTGAATAGATCTATTATACCATAATACCATAAAAATGTAAACCCTTAGCTAAAGAAGGATTCAAGGGTGTTAACTTCTTCATGAGTCCAGCCAATAGACTCGAGAATAGGTATAATTGGATCCAGAAATGTTTTTTCGAATTGTTTGTTGTAGTCTATATATTGGGTGAGCTGCAGTTCTGGCGGGAAGTACATGGGGAAAGAGATAACGTTTTCTCTAAGGGTGTTTGGGGTCTTAAGATAGCAAAACTTAATCTTTTCCCCGCTCTTGATAAGTTCGTATTTCTTCTCCAAACCTTTTTCTTTAACACACTTATTATATAGGAGACTGCCACGAACATGGATAGGACATCCTTTGGTATAGACCGTGGTGTTACTCTTCCACTTAGTTATATCGTTAACCCCGCGAGGAAAAGATACCTCTTCTGGAGGTAGGGTAAGGAAGTAGTCTTTAAAGTCTGCTATAGCTTTTTGGGTAGCAGGTTCCGATCCAGTTACAATTACTTTGAATATATCCTTTAGAGCTTTACGAACTTCTGCAGGGGTTGAAGACTTAATAGCTTCGATGCCCATAATCTTAAGCTTAGGTTCAGCATATTGTACACCTTCGTTATTGTGTACGTTAAGGATGTAGCGTTTCTTAGCCTGCCATATACCGATATCGGCTATAGCTTCACGATCCATAACCATACGGTTATCATAGGCGTTTGTTATCTCAGCAAGGCTACCATAGGATCGTTCGAATACTGGTTCGAAGTGATCAGAGCAGATCTTATCCAAGAATGCAACTGGGTCAACGGGGTTAAATTTGTTAACAAGCTTTCCAAAGTTAACATAAACAGAATCAGTATCGATGGCAATAACATAATCAGCGTCCTCGGTTCCAAGTATTTTATTCATTTCTTTGTTAACAGCTTTTTCTGCCCACCGAATAGCCAGTTGCCCGGTCAGGGTAATACCTTCCGCTATTCTAAGATCGAAGTATCGGAAGTAAGCATTACCGATAGCGCCATAGAGACTGTTAAGTAGAATCTTAATAGCCATCTGGCGATTTTCTAATTGATTAATCTGGCGTTCTAACTTAATCGATGGATTCTTTTCATATTCCTGTTTTGCAGCAAGCATTTCGTTTTTTACTTGTTTACGTTCATCGTAGTAATTAACAATAATGTTTGGTAATACGCCTTGCTGGGATTTAGTATATGTAGATCCATTAGCTGCAACAGAATGCTGCGATTCCACTCTTTCGGTTTTTTCTAGATAGTGGTCTACACCGCCTTCTACAGTTTCTTGCTGTAGAGTTTCTGGAGACATATTGTACTGTACGATTAGGTTAGGATACAGGGATGCAAGGTCAAAGGAAACCACCCAATCATGTAGTCCAATGTGTGGAGCTTTAACATAACCGCCCGCAAAGGATCTGGTTTGCTTAGGTTCCATAGGTGGCGGTACTACCTTACGACGCTTGAGCTCACGGAATACAATTGAATCCCATATAGCAGTTGTCCCCATAGTGTCGGAGTAGTTTACGCCACCCTTATATGCTATGGTCATAGCCAAAGTAATTAGACCCATCTTTTCTTCAAAGCGATCGATGAGCTCTACGTCTTTAATGTTATAGTCGATAAACTTTTGGTGGTCTTCTTTATATAAAGTGTATAGCGAACCGTATTCTGAGTAGTCGACTTTACGTTCCCCGAGAACTACGTGGGCAATATGATCAAGCTTATAGGATTCTTGAGCACCGTACGAATAGCCAAACTTTTGGAATAGATCAAGGTAATCCATCTGCTGAACGCCAGATATATCGTAGGTGTCCATCTGCTTACCTTTGATAGCGATCTGCTTATATTGGACTAATCCCCAAGGGCTTAGTTGCTTAGCAGTATCCTCACCAAAGACTCGACCAATACGATTAACAATGTAAGGTATATCGAATAGCCTGGAATTCCAACCTGTTACTACGTCTGGGCAGTTTTCTTCGCGAGACCACCAATTAAGGTAGTTAGTTAGTAGTTCACGTTCTGAAGCACATTCTGTATAACTAATCTTAATCTTATCACCGTGCTCTGATTCAGAGACAGAATATTTACCTAAACCCCATACGTGGTATATGTTGTCTACGTTATTCTTTACGCAAATAGCATTAATTGGCTTTAAGGCATCTTCCGGATAGGGGAAGCCGTCGTCTGACTCTACCTCTATATCGATAGAGCAAACGTTTATAAAGGCGCGATTGAATACCAATTCATCGGGAAAGGTCTCAGTAATATATTGGTGAATATAGTTTTGTGTACCATATACCTTAAAGTCAGAGACGTCTTTATATCGGTCTGAAAACTCTTTAGCGTCACGCATAGAGTCGAAAACCATAGGAGCCACATCGCGACCGTCTATGGACTTCCAGCCAAGTTCTTTATTTGATGGGATGTAAAGCGTAGGCTTAAACTTTACTTTCTTTTGGACACGACGTCCAGAATCATTATAGCCACGATACAGGAGAGAATTCCCGTACCGTGCAACTGAGGTGTAAAAGCTCAAAGTGTATCTCCATTCTTAATAATATATACTATTATACCACAATTCTAAGGAGATGTAAACTATAATAATATCTTTTTCTCGGGGGCAATAATAGTTTGATTAATCGATCGGAACTGTTCCTCAAGGCCTGATACGGGGTTTGTTACAAAGCCGATCATTGAATCTTTAATAAAAGTAGTTTCTTCCTCTATTGTAGTATAGGGCATCATACCCATAATACCAACTCCCTTTTCTGTTGGAACTAGCATACCAGGCTTTTCTATTGACCAACCTCCATCAACTTCTTTTCCAAAACAGATTACTTCTTCGCCTGAAAACAATCGTATAACTTTCACATCATTCATTTTTTATTTCTCTCTAGGTTTAGTATATATTGGGCAGTACTTATTACCCACGGGTCTCTTAGTCGTAAATCGTACCCGGTAGCGCCATCCCAATCCTTGAATTCCTTATCAAACCGATCGGAGTATGCGTCTGGGTTTTCTTTCATTAGTTTTACTAATTCTTTACTCCATGTGTCAAATGTATCATCAGCAATAATATTATCATCTAGCACATAATATATACACGAGTGAATTAGTATCTGCAAACGCCTTCTCTTAATCTTTTCTGCAATTGATCCTTGCGGATGATTGGGAAAGCGATACCGGGGTTTTTTGCTCATAATATATTAACTCTCAGTTAGTAACTCCGCTGCTGCAGAGTTCGCAAGACTTACGTAGGTATCAATGGGGATTTTCTTAGGCTTCTTTTCTTCAGGTATTACCCTGATTAAATCTACCGTCAGAATACCGTCTTGATATCCAGCTTGCTTTACTTCTATATATTCAGCTAAATTAAAGCTTCGACGAAACTGCTTATTCGATATACCTTTGTGGATATAGTCTGGCTGATTGTCTAGGCTACTCACAGTTTTTTGTGAGTCTGAAGATATAGTTAATACCCCATTAGCTACTTGGATATCAATATCACTGGAACTAAATCCCGCTACTGCAAGCTCGATTGAAAATTCATCTTCGCTTTTACGAATTAAGTTGTGGGGTGGATATGTATCTTTATAGTTACCGGATCTTTCGAGTTGGTTAATTAATCGATCGAATCCGATAAAAGATGGTCCCATTGTGGGAAAGTGCTGTAGTGTCATGTGAATGACCTCCTATTCTATAGCAAGGTTAGTAGTATAATGAGACCGGACCATTCCGCATCTCATTACTTATTTATACCGGGATTAACTGTTCCCGATATTATATTTGGGACAAAGTTCCCAATTCGCTTTATCTTGGTGAGATATAACTTTAATCTGTCTTAGAGGTGCGACTTGTAGTTTCTCAGAGCTTACCATACTAACTAAACCCCAATCTGATAGAAGCGTAGCAATGGTATTACGGCGTTCGATATCGTTTACCGTTAGGTTAGACGGCTTAGCGTCAAGAAGAAATAGTTCCTTAAAGTGCGTAATAAAGTATCTACCTTGCTTGTGTAGTATATGACAAGATTGATACAATTTGCGATCTTTACGAGATGCTACACCAATACGGGTTAGTGTCTCACGTACCTTTAGGAAATCATCTGGTTCGTTCAGTGTTACTTCAAGCATTGATCCTGGTGTCCAGTCATCAACAACTTCACTAATATTATTATTTTCCACCTTTGTATAGCCTCTGCTTCAATTCATTAATTTGCATATCAGATAATAGATAAAGAACTTGGCGAGCCTTTTCATTACTATAGCCATAATATTCTTTTACTACTTCCACCGAACCTGGATCAGACTTTTTTAACCATTTAGAAAATCTTTTTCTAGGTCTGATACTATTTATAAGAAAATGATATTGAAGCTTGTTATCAAGGTGGTGATAGCGGTTCATCTCATTAGCATATAAAACGGTGTCGTTAAAGTAGGATAGCCCACGATTAATCATGT